AAATTACCAATAGAAGAAATCGTAGCTTATTACTTTTATGAATGATATTAAAGAAACTTTGATATTTATCTATGAACTATTGTTCTTTATGATTATATCAGTTCCATTAGCAATAACAATCTATTTAACAGCATTAATAATTAGTAAATTTAGGAACATATGATGGAGATCGCAGGATTAGAAAACTCGGTACCAGTGAGGATGATTTATGTAGATGACAAGACTGAGGTGTTGTTTAAGTCTATGGCTCATGCTTCTAGGTCAACTAATATTACACAAGACGCAATAAAGAAGGCTTTAAATCCGTTATTAAAGCGTAGATTTAAGCACAAAAATAGGGATGTTATATTTAGAATTGTTAAGAATATTTAGTATATTTGTTCTGCTATGTACGAGATAGCATTAAGAACTATTTGAGCCCAAAGAGGCGTTGGAACTCGTACTTCCAGCAAATCTGCGGGCATTTTTATTTTATGAGTTACGCTATAAAGCTAAAAGACCCACGTTGGCAAAAGAAAAGACTTGAAATCATGAAAAGAGATGATTTTAGGTGTAAAAGTTGTTCTGCATCAGATAAACAACTTCATGTTCATCATAACTATTATGAATATGGTATAGAGATATGGGATTATGATGATGATTGTTATGAAACTCTTTGTTATGATTGCCATTTTGATACAACAATGAACAATAAGGACATTAAAAGTGTATTAAAAAAGGCTAAATTTAGAAGACATTCTGAGCTAAGAAATATAATTGTTTTATCAGAACACCTTACTATGGAAGAATTAGTTATGCAAAGAAATAACATTGTCAATATAGTTATTAATAAAGGAATACAAATAGAAGATGGAACATCACTTTAATACTGATCACGCAGTAAAATACGGAATAGAAGAGGCTATTGTCATTAATAACTTAGTCTTTTGGATAACTAAAAATAAGGCTAATAGAAAGCATTATTTAAACGATAGGACATGGACTTACAATACTTATAAGGCTTTTAGTGAGATTTTCCCTTACTGGAATGAACATAAGATTAAAAGAATATTAGATTCTTTAGTTAATCAAGGTGTAATATTAAGAGAAAACTACAACAAAAGTGGATATGATAGGACTTGTTGGTATGCTTTCAAAGATGAAATGTCGTTCTTAAATAATTGCAATATCCATATTGCAGAAATGCAAAATGGAAGTAACGAAAGTGCAACACCTATACCATATAGTAATACAATTACTAATACATCTATAAATAAATCTATAAATATATCTTTCGATACATGGTGGGATTTATATGATAAAAAGGTTGGTAGTAAGACTAAACTACAGAACAAATGGAATAAGCTAACTGATGATCAAAGAACACAAGCTATAAAACATACTAAGGAATATAAGATAGCACAACCTGATAAACAATACCGTAAAAATCCTGATACCTACTTAAATAACGAATCATTCTATGATGAGATAATTAAGCCTAAGGAATTTAACCAACAAGTACCAACTAACCGAGTAACCACTAAAATAAAACTATAAACATGACACCAAAAGAAAAAGCAGAAGAATTAGTAGGGAAATATGTATCCTTTGCTAAAGGCAAAATATTATTTCAATTAACTATGGAATCTGCTAAACAATGTGCATTAATAGCAGTAAATGAGATATTAAAAATTGATTGGGATGAGTTTGAAATGTCTGGTGACGAAGTTATGTATTGGGAAGAAGTTAAAAAAGAAATAGAAGCATTATGATTGCTATAAACCTACCAAAAGCCTTAGATATTGAATCTAACATACTTGGGGCATTGCTTTTAGACAAAAGGACTATACCATTGGTTATAGGTCATCTAAAAACTGACATATTCTACGATCTTAAGCACCAAAAAATCTTTAACGCTATTAAGGAGATGTATGATGCTAACGTATCTATAGACCTATCTACCGTAGCTCAAAAACTTTCCCAAGATAAGGACATCCAAGATGTTGGTGGAGCTTACTACCTATCTAAACTAACAGATAACGTAGTTTCTAGTCACCATATCAACTCACATATTGAGATTGTTATTGAGATGTACAAGAAGCGTGAAGCCTATAAAATACTTAAGATTGCAGAGAATCAATGTTTAAACAACGATAGTGAATCTATAGCTTTACTTTCTGAGCTAAATAGTCAACTAATAGCTTTACAAGAATATGGTAATATCTATGAAAAAAGCATAGAAGACATTGTCTTAGCTATCAACTACGCTAGGGATAAAGCTAGTAATGGGGAACTTTTAGGATTAAATACAGGTTTTGAGGAACTAAACCAAACAATTGCAGGATGGTGTAAACCTGACCTATGTATTATAGCTGCTAGACCTGGTGCAGGTAAGACTGCAATGATGCTTTCTAGTGTTTACCATCTAGCTATCTTAAATAACGTCCCTACGGCTATTTTTAGCCTTGAAATGAGCTCCGAACAGTTAGTTGAAAGGTTAGAGTCAATAACGAGTCAAGTGCCGTTAAAACGCCTTAGAACGAATAATTTGAACGACTATGAAAGAAAGCTACTTTTAAAGACTGATGACAAGATAATCCAAGCACCCATCTACATAGAAGATACTGGTGGTATCAGTATCTCACAACTCAGAGCTAAGGCTACTATTCTTAAGCAGAAGTATGGTATTAAGGTCATATTCCTAGACTATCTTCAACTTATGAGTGGACAAGGCAAATCAAACCAAAACCGAGAGCAGGAAGTAAGTTTAATAAGCAGAAGCCTTAAAGCCTTAGCCAAAGAGTTGGAAGTGCCTATTATTGCCTTATCGCAGTTATCTAGAAAGGTAGAAGAAAGGGCTGATAAGCTACCTATGTTGTCCGATCTTAGAGAATCAGGTAGTATTGAGCAAGATGCTGATATTGTTATTATGCTTATGCGACCATCTTACTACGAAATGAAAGATCCTGTAGAAATAGGTGGTAAGGAATACAATCCTGATGACCTTGTTATCGTTAAGGTAGAAAAGAATCGTCATGGAAAATGCGTAAATATTCCAGTACAATTCATTGGTGAAACAACAACTTTTCAAGACTATAAATATTAAAAACTATGAAAACTGCAATGCAAGAATTAATCTTTCAGTTAGCTTATAAAGAAAGAAGAAAGTATCAAGATGAACAAGAAAAAATTATTGGCGGAATGAATGATTGTATTATGTATGATGCTATTGTTATTCAAAATAGAGTTATTGATGAATTAACAAAAGAATATGCAGAATATCTTGAAAAAGAAAAAGACCAGATAATGATGGCTTTTAATGATGGTAAAATCAACTCAGTATTAAAGAAAAGGGATTCTGAAGAATACTACAACCAAACCTATAACCAAAACAAATAATTTATGGATTGCGAACATGGATGGAAAGGAAATTGCTGTTGTAATTGCACAAGACAAATACCATTATTTAAACACCCAATGAATAAAGGAGAAGGTAAAGGAAGTATTTCAGAAAGTATGGGGTTTGCTTGTACTGCATTTTGGGATATGGATAAGACAGAAGGAATGATATTTTTTGATAAACCACATGGAATGTGCGAAATGCATAATAGAAAAAACCAAAACAAATAACATGGACTTAAACATCACACTATTAGAAGAAAGATACCCTGAAGTGGTATACAAAGAAGGCGAAGACCTAAACATCGAAAACATGAAGAAACGCATCATTACTAAAGCATGGCATGACACTGCTAAGTATGATGATATAGCAGATATAGCTGTAGCTCTTGGTATGGGTACAAAGACTGTTTATTCTTATGCAAGACAACTAAACCTACCTAGAAGAAGTGGACTTAAATAGGAACTATAAGAATACTCGTAAGTTCGATATAGAACAAGCTAAGGCTGCTGATGGCACTTACCAGGCATTGTTATTGTTTGCTAGAAACACTAAGGTATTAGTCATCCAACAACCAAAAGCCCTTAAACAGAAGTATATGTGGCTTGAATATGAGGATAATGGTAAGCCTAGTGGTATAGCTGATAAAAGAGTTGAGTTCTTTGCTATAAACTTTGACCTTAAAGACAGGATCTACTTTATACGAGCTGAGATGCTTAGAATAAAGGCAAGAAGATACTTTAAATGGGGTAAAACAAAGATAGTTGAGGGCATAAGATATGTAAAAGTACCAACTCAGGAAATGATTCGTTTCGAATAAAAGCACTAATTTCGTTCTTATGACATACAAAACCGCAAGTGACCTAACCAAGATGATGATAGATTATTTAGATAGTTTAGGTTATGAAGTATGGAGGAATAACAACCTAGCTGTCAAAGGAAGGTCGTTTATAGGTAAGAAAGGTGTGCCTGACATCATAGGCTATCATAAGAACTATGGTCAGTTTATTGCTTGTGAGATTAAAGCTATTGGTGATAGACTTAGTGTACCTCAGATAGAGTTCTTAACTCACTTAGGTATGTGCGGTGGAACATCTTTAGTATGTCAGCAAGTATCAGACGGAACAATTAACTTAACAATATTTTTAGACAATGGCGAAAGCAAAATCAGCATCTGGGACGAATACGAAGGTAAATTTCGGGAAAAGACGTCTGGGTAAAGCTAAAAAGAGAAGCGGACCTAAAGACAAGCACGTTAAACCGTATCGTAAACAAGGCAAATAAACAAAAATCATGGAAAATCTAGAGTTAGAAAACAAAGGAGAAAAGGTGACTAAGACTACTAAAAGAGAAGTTAAGGTTACAGTAGTTCCTAAAGAAAAGCAATTCGTTACTGCTGAAACTATTAAGCTAGTAGAAGACATCTTAAACGATGGCACAGTAGACATCAAATGGAGAGCACAACTTAAAGAACAAGTAAGAAAATACAAAGCAGATGGAGAATAATTACGAATACGATTCAGTTGTTCAGAATGTTATTAATAGACTACAGGACAGAGCTAAAATAGGCTTTGAAAAGTATGGCACTAACTTAGACAGAAACGACTTAATAACAGAACAATGGATTGACCACGCAATAGAAGAGGCATTAGATTTTAGTCTATACCTAACCAAGCTTAAAAATCAATTAAAAAAGAGTTTATAAACCAAAACAAAAACAATATGAGACATGTTTCAAAAGCATTGGCTAAGTATCAAGTAAATGAAGAAGTAAATTCTTTTATTACTATACAAAATGAAGAAGATATTAAAGGCATAGCACCAATAGTTAGTTTTACAATTCAATCAGACCCAATTGGAGAAGTAGGCGTTAATGGTGTACAAGCATTAGATTTATTAAAGTACACAAAATACTTATTTGAAAGTTTAAATGAATCATTTCCTTGTAGAGAAAATGCTTTAACAATAACAAAAATTGAAGAAGCAATACATTGGCAAGATGCTCGTACAAAAGATAGACAAAAAAGATTAGTAGAAGGCACAAATAACAAATAAAATAAAATAAACCAAAACAAAAATAACATGGCAACACAAAAAGAAAACTTCTTAGGAAGATGTTTTACACTTAGATCAGCTTACGGATCATTCAGAAAGGTTTCATTCGGTCCTGAAGACTTAAAGAAACTTAATGAGTTCGCAGCATCTAACAAAGGATGGTGTTCTATCCTTATCAAAGACAAAAAGAACGCAGGACCTGAACAAAGTGATTTCTATTGTGAAATGGACACTTTTAAAGCAGGTGACTATAAGCCAAGTTCTAAAAGTTTACCTTTCTAAAAAGGTAATTAAAAATTCCATTTTAAATATTTTAAGTATATTTGTATAAATTATTTATATGAAAATATGCTTTAAATGTAAGGAGTCTAAGCCATTAGATAGCTTTTATAAACATAAAGGATTATCTGGTGGCTTACTTAATAAATGTAAAGACTGTACTAAACTAGATACTAAAAATAGGGCAGATAAATTGAAGAAAAACCCAGAATGGGTCGAATCTGAAAGAGATAGAGGTAGAGAAAAATATCATAGACTATATTTAGGAACAGGTAAAACAAATAGACCTGCTGTACTTAAATTTTTTGAGAAATATCCAGAAAAATATAAAGCAATTACCGCTTGTAAAAGGCTAGAAAAACCTTTTGAATTTGCTGAAAGACATCATTGGAGCTATAATGAAGAGCATTATAAGGATGTTATTTGGCTCATAAAAAAGCATCATGCTAAAGCACATAGATTTATAGTTTATGATCAAGAAAGAATGAAATACAGGAGATATGATACAAATGAATTATTGGATACTAAAGAACAGCATGAAGAATTTATATTAGATTGCATAAAAAATAAAAAAGACTAATTATGAAAATTTATAGAGATATTTTAATCAACTTAACACTTTTATTAGTAGGTTTGTACCTGCCATTCGCTTTCATTATCAATAAGTATAACCCAATGACTTGGGAATGGTATGAAAGAAGCTTATACGTTTTAGCTGTTGCAGTCACTATTGGCTACGGAGCTACTCAGTATAACAAGAAATAGTATGTTTTGTTTGTAGTTAAATAGAAGGTTAAGCCCTGCAATGTCTATTGTGGGGCTTTTTGTTACATATATATGTGTAAATCTAACACTTTGCATGAATTATTGGAAAATTTCATGCAGATTGTGCCACAATTTTTCAAATATTTGTGACATAAAGTTTACCAATAGAAAACTTTATCGATCAATAAAATGTCATTTATCAATCAATAGAATAAAAAACCCCCAGATTTTACCTGAGGGTTAACCAAAACATACACACAATCACACACCACACATGAGAGCTATTTTAATTATGACTATTTCTAGTGTCATAAAACTTAGTCAATACTGAACCATAAAGTATACTCTGATACCTTGCAATAAAGCTATCTATTGATTCATTCACATAGAAATAATCTTCGTTAGCCATATATACGAAACACCTATCACTGTTTTCTTCGTCACCTGTTACACTCGCCACCTGATAAATGTTGATATAAGCATCTGATTCCTCAGTATTATCCTGGAACTCATAGCTTTCATCTTCCTCTTCGGTCAATTGTATGATGTGCATTAACATTTGTGATACTATTTTTTAACACAGTTAGTCTTAGTTCTTTTACAATTAAATCTAGTTTAGCCTCTAAATAAGCCTTTTCTTTCATTAATTGATTAATCTTAACGTCAGTTTCTCTGTTCATACAAATTTACGATTTAATTGATACTGAAATAAAAAGTGCATACCTTATTGATTGTCAATATGATACACACTTTCTTATATTTACTAGACTATAGTTACTTTTTAGGCAACCTAATAATCTTACTGCCTAAAGGCATCGGAACAAATATAGCAACTCTTCCGCCATCTAGAACAACTCCACAGCCTAATGTTGGTCTTTTGGGGAAAGGTCTTGAATATTCCATAGCATAGGCATCTATATCGATACCACAGCCTACATTCATGCCGAATATCATGTCTTTATCTGATGAGCTGTATAATACACCTCCAAATGAGTGTATATGACCTATGACAGTTGACTGTCTAGCATCCCTTGCTCTATTGATTGCACCTGCTTGTCCTGATGATCCAGTACCATGAGTATATAGAACACCGTCTATTTCCCATTCTAAAGCCCATTTCCAGCCTCTAGGAGCATCCCAAGCCTGTTCATAGGATTTAATAAATCTATTAGGTAATCCATGCTCTTGTGCCTTACGTTTATGTAATGCAGAATGATTCCCTATGCACACTTTTACATTAGGAAATCTTTTGTACCAGATATTAAGGTCTTTTTGTGCTAATTCCGACTCTTTAGATGGAGAATGTCCATTTGGGTTATGAGAGTGAAATGAAATTGCATGATTATCTACCTCGTCACCTATGTGCACTATTTCAGAGCACTGAAATCTATTAAAGACTTCGTAACAGAAGTTTAGATACTGTGGGTGGCAAAATGGGAAATGTGTATCGCCAATAATACCGATGTTTTTGGTTTTAGCCATGTATGTGTGGTTTTGGTTTGGTCTATTTTACTAACTTCTCATTACCCTTGTAAGTGACATAGTTAGTTCTGCCACCTGTTTTATTTGTAGCAATCAAAATCTCTTGTTTTAGGTTGTTAGGGTCATACGACACATGAACCCACCCTAATTTACCATCCTTCGGGAACTCTGCTATTAACTGCTTAAATTTTAGATTGTCTTTGATATAGTGAAATATATCATTGTTTGTGTATGTACTACCTGAACCATCTTGGTCTAAATCTGCCGCAAAACCTGAACTATGATCAGATTTCAATGCTCCTCCTATGAAGTGGTTAAGCATTTTAGACCTATATCCACTAGATATGATAATAGGACCAAACTTCATTCTAATTGGTTCTAATACTCTTTCACAAAGTACTTTGATGTTTTCTAGATGTTCAGCAGTTGGTTGATTAGACACACCATGTCTTTTAGCTGATTCGCTACGAGTAAACTCTGCTAGATTAAAATGTGCTG